CCTCTTCTCGCAGGATGTCATAACGGACAGGGGGGGCTATCGTCATGAGCAGGCCCCGCAAGCCATCCGCCCTGAAGCTGGTGGCCGGCACCGACCGAGCGGATCGTCGCAACGGGAACGAGCCCGAGCCCATCCTGCTCAACGACCTGGCGCCGCCGGCTCACCTGCACGAGCGGTCCGCCGCAGTGTGGCGCGACCTGGCCCCGATGCTGCGGCGCAACCAGGTGCTGACCGAGGCCGATGTGCTGGCGCTCGAAATGCTGTGCGACGCCGTGGCCGACTACCGCTTCGCGCGCCAGAAGCGTGGCGACGATTTCGTCTCGTGGAGCTCCAAGGGCTCCCAGATGCTGAACCAGTGGCTGGTGGCGCAGCAGCTGTCGGGCAAGCGTGCCGAGTCCTTCATGGGCAAGTTCGGCATGGACCCGGTTTCGCGCTCGCGCATCATGGTCGACCCACAGGGTGACCTGTTCACGGACAAGCCCGCCAGCGGCGCTGCCCGGCACTTCAAGGCACCACAGTGACCGAAGTCGCTGAGAAGCCCAAGACTGCACGCAAGCGGGCGCCGCGCAAGCCGGTGGTGGTCGACCGCACCACCGAGTTCGCGCAGAGCGTGCTCACCGGTGAGGTGATCGCCGGGCCGCATGTGCGTGATGCCTGCGCCCGACACCTGCGAGACCTGAATGAGGCGCCGGCCCGTGGCCTGACCTGGTCGGTCGACCATGCCAACGACGCCATCGCCTTCTACCCGGATGTGCTTTGCCTGAACGGCGGCGACTTCGAGGGCAAGCCATTCCACCTTCAGGGCTGGCAGGCCTTCGTGGTGGGGTGCCTGTGGGGCTGGCGCCGCGGCGACGTTCGGCGCTTCCGCGTCGCCTACGTCGAGACCGGCAAGGGCAGTGGCAAGAGCCCGATGGCGGCCGGTGTCGGCATGCTCGGCCTGGTTGCCGATGGCGAGGCCCGCGCCGAGATCTACGCCGCTGCGACGAAGAAGGACCAGGCCATGGTGCTCTTCCGCGATGCCGTGGCCATGTACCAGCAGAGCCCCGAGCTGTACAAGCGCCTGTCGCCCAGCGGTGTCGGTGAGAACGTGTGGAACCTGGGCTACCGCGCCACTGGTTCCTGGTTCCGCCCGATTTCTGCCGATGACGGCCAGTCTGGCCCGCGGCCGCATGTGGCCCTGATCGATGAGGTGCACGAGCACAAGACCGCCCAGGTGGTCGAGATGATGCGCGCTGGCACCAAGAGCCGGCGCCAGGCGCTGATCTTCATGATCACCAACTCGGGCGCCGGCCAGAACACGCCCTGCGGGATCTACCACGACTACGGTGCCGAAGTGGCCGCCGGCAAGCGCGTGGACGACGCCTTCTTTGCCTTCATCTGCGGCCTCGATGAGGGCGACGACCCGCTGCGCGACGAAAGCTGCTGGGCCAAGGCCAACCCATCGCTGCAGTTCGCCAACCTGCCCGGCCTGCAGTACCTGCGCGAGCAAGTGACCGAAGCCCTGGGCATGCCGGCCAAAGAGGCGCTGGTGCGCCGCCTCAACTTCTGCCAGTGGACGGCGGCCATCAACCCATGGCTGTCGTCACATGTGTGGGATCCGTGCCAGCAGCCCTTCAGTTTGGCCGAGCTGCGCGGTCGCCGGGCATATGCGGGACTGGACCTGTCCAGCACTACCGACTTGACCGCCTTCGTGCTGCTGGTCGAGCCAGTCGAAGCCGGCGGTGCCTGGAGCATCCTGCCCTGGTGCTGGCTGCCCGAAGAGGGCCTGGCCGAGCGCTGCCAGCGAGACCGCGTCGACTACTCGACCTGGAAGCGGCAAGGCTTCCTGGAGACGACGCCGGGCCGGGCCATCAGCAAGCGGCATGTGCTGCAGCGCGTGGCGCAGATCTGTGCCGAGTTTGACGTGCAGGGCATCGCCGCCGACCGCTGGCGCCTGGAAGACTTCCAGCAGCAGGCCAGCGACGACGGCATCACATTGCCGCCGCTGACGCCGTTTGGCCAAGGCTTCAAGGACATGAGCCCGGCTATTGAAGCTTTTGAAACCGCGCTGCTCAACCGCACCGTGCGCCACAACAACCACCCGGTGCTCACCAGCTGCGCCGCCAATGCCGTGACCGATACCGACCCGGCCGGCAACCGCAAGCTGAACAAGATCAAGGCTACCGGCCGAATCGATCTGATCGTGGCGGCAGTGATGGCATATGCCAGCGCGGCATCTCAGGCCGAGGACGTAGTCGTGCCGCAAGTGTTCACCCTGGATCTCGCATGACCGCCACACTCGACCTGACCCGGCGGGCCCACACCGCCAACACCCTGATGTCCTGGCTAGCCTCAAACGATGGCGCCATGGACCGGGCCGGCGTGCGGCCGGCGCCACAGGCCGCCATGGAAAACGGCGTCACCACCGGCCTCACCGCCGAGCAGCTCATGGCCACGCTCGGCCTGGCGCAGGTCACTGCTGCTGGCGTACCTGTCACGGCCGATGTGGCGCTGCGCGTCTCCACCGTCTACGCCTGCGTGTCGCTGCTGGCCGGTGCCATCAGCACACTGCCATTCGCCATCTTCGAGCGCGACGGCAACGCCCGTAAGCGCGCCGACCACGACTACTGGTGGATGCTCAACGAGCAGGCCCATGGCGACAGCACGGCAGCCGCTGCCTGGGAGCAGCTCATCTCCGGCAAGCTGTTCTACGGTGACGGCTTCGCCAGGCTGGAGCGGGCAGGCTACGCCAGCACCCGCGTGATCGGCTGGAAGCCCATGCACCCGTTGAGCGTGCAGCCCTTCCGGGCGACCGATGGCACGCTCTACTACCGCCACCAGCCCGATCGGGGCGAGCAAGTCACCCTCGACGCGTCCGACGTCATCCACCTGCCCAGCCTGGGCTTTGACGGCCTCACCAGCCCCAGCCCCATCACCTACGCCGCGCGCGAGGCCATCGGCATCAGCGTGGCGGCCGAGCAGTACAACGCCCGCTTCTTCAGCCAGGGTGCCACGTTCGACTACGCGCTCAAGACCGCGTCGACGCTGAAGAGCGAGCAGCTGTCCGACCTGCGTGAAAGCCTGCGCGCCCGGGTGCAGGGCGGCTCGCGCGGCCCGCTGATCCTCACCGGCGGCCTCGAGCCGGCCAAGCTCAGCGTCGATCCCAAGGATGCCGAGATCCTGGCCACCCGGCTGTTCAGCGTCGAAGAGATCTGCCGCATCTTCGGCGTGCCGCCCCACATGGTGGGCCACACCGACAAGACCACCAGCTGGGGCTCTGGTATCGAGCAGCAGGGCATCGGCTTCGTGCGCTACACGCTGCAGCGCCACCTCACGCCCATCGCCCAAGAGTTCAACCGCAAGCTCTGGCCGATCCGCCAGCGCTTCTTCGTCGAGCACATCACCGACGCGCTGGTCAAGGGCGACCTGAAAAGCCGCTACGAGGCCTACCGCATCGGCCTGGGCCGTGCCGGCGAGCCGGGCTGGCTCTCGCCCAACGAGGTGCGCCGCCTCGACAACCTGCCGCCCATCACCGATGGCGAAACCATCAACAAGGGGAGCGCCGATGCGCCGAAACAACCTGCTGCAGCTGCTCGCTGACAACCGCGCCAGCTTCACTCCGATCGAGCAGCGCATCGTCGCTGCCGCCCAGGGCGAGGCCACCATCTACCTCTACGACCCGATCGTGTCCGATCGCGTCACCGCTGAATGGTGGGGTGGTGTGTGCGCCCAGGACTTTGTGCCTGCCATGCGCAGCATCGAAGCCGAGCGCATCCACCTGCGCATCAACTGCGGCGGCGGCGATGTCTTTGCGGCCGAGGCCATCTGCCAGGCCATCCGGGACCAGTCGGCCCACGTCGTGGCCCACATCGAAGGCGTGGCGGCCAGTGCTGCCACCGTCATTGCCTGTGCGTGCGATGAGGTGCTGATCAGTGCCAACAGCAAGTACATGATCCATGAAAGCTGGACCTTTGCCATGGGCAGCAAGCGCGACCTGGCGCAGGTCATCGACCTGCTGTCCAAGGCCGACCAGACCATGATGGCCGAGTACGTGCGCAAGACCGGCGCCAGCGCTGAACAGGTGCAGACCTGGTGCGAGGCCGAGACCTGGTTCACCGGCCAGGAAGCCATCGACGCAGGCTTTGCCGATGCACTGGCCAATGACGTGCAAGCGTCTGCACAGCAAGCCGGCCCCAAGGCTGCGTCGCGGCACTGGCGTCTCAGCGCCTACGGCCATGCCCCCAAGCTGGCCAAGCCTGCCGATCCGACCGAGCAAGACCCCCCCCTCACAAAACCTCCGGCGTTGATTGACGCCAGTGACGACCACCGCGCCCGGCAACTGCAACGCCTGCAGCTGCTCGAGCGCACCGCCATCGCGTAGCGCCCTCGCGCAACCGATCCAGGCCCGCCACCCCGGCGGGCTTTTTTTGTCCCACCCAGAAAGGAATCACCATGAGCAAACTCGCTCAACTGCGCGAGCGCCGCAACGTCAAGGCCCAAGAAGCCAACACGCTCAACGCCCGCTTCCCCGCCGACCAGCGCATGCCTGCAGCCGATGCTGCCAACCTGGACACTCTGCTGGCCGAGATCGAGGCCATCGACGGTGACATCACCCGCGAGTCGCGCCTGGCCAAGCTGGCCGCCGAGCAGACCGACAACCTGCTCAACCGCGTGCGCGACGACGCCACCCGCGACCCGTCCAAGCAGACCGAGCACAGCAAGGCCCTGCGCGCCTTCCTGGGCGGTGGCATCAGCGCTTTGGACGATCGCCAGCGGCA